TGAGCGGGCTCTCACCTACAAAAGTAATGACTGCCTGCCGTGGCCCTACGGGCAACAAACCAACGGTTACGGCGCCGTTACCGGGCGTACCGCCAGCAGCATGATATGCGAAATGGCGCACGGCCCAGCGCCGGAAGGCCAGCCAGAAGCCATGCACAGTTGCCACAACAAAATCTGCGTGAACCCAAACCATTTGACTTGGGCTAATCATGCGGAGAATATGGCGAGTGGTAACAAACATAGTATACCTAAGTATCAGCCAAAAACGGAACCAGTCTCGTAAAGTACATCCCAGCCGACGACGGCGAAGGAGCAGTTGTTGACCTGCGCCGACAGGCGGATGGCGCCGACGCGGCCAAGGCCGCCAACGCCGGTCCAGTTGTTCCAGTTGCGCGCTCCGCCCACCCAGTAGTCGACATCCCACGTCGCCAGGTCCCAGGTCGCGCCGCTGGCCACCACGGCGCTGAGTTCGGGCTCGTTTATGGCAACACTGTTGTCGTAATCGACCTTGACGTCGATCTGCGGATGCGGGTCGCCGTCGGTGACGATGTAGGGCAGGATCATCTTGAAGTGCTTCAGCGCCGGCGACTTGAATTGCGACCACGCCATCTGCACGTCGACGCGGATGTTGGCGCCATCGTCGGAACGGTAGTCCGGGTGCATCTGGTAGATGTTGCCGTGGTCGTCGCCGAAATAGACGTAGGGGTTGATCCAGCCCCAGCAGCGCGCCGGGATGTTGTCGAACAACGAATACACCGACTTCGGCATGTGGCGGACCATCTGCTGGTAGCGTCCGCCACCCTGCGGCAGGTTGACGAAAACACGGCCCGACGACGGATTGAGGAACATCTGCCAGCCGAACTGGTCGCTGCAGGAAGATCGGCACGATGCTGCGGTCGACGGTGTCGAGGCCCTCGTTGCCCGACTTGATCATCGAGATCATCGGCGTCACCCCGGTCGGGATCAGCACGTAGAGCTCGCCGCCGTAGTTGAGGATCGAGTGCTTCGACATCGGCGGGTCGAAGCGGTAGACGCCAACCAGCGAGAAGTCGCTGTCTGGGTCGACGCCGCTGTAGATCGCCGCCTCGCCATTGGTGCTGAAGACCACCAGCTGGTCGTCCATGCCCATGCCGGCGTCGACGGTCCAGGTGTACATGGCGCGGATGGTGCCACCCTTCTTGAAGATGGCGTTCATCGGCAGCACCGCCAAGACGCCGTCCTTCTGCTGGATCGGCAGGTAATAGACGGCCAAATTGGTTTCGTCGGCGAACCACAGCCGGTTCTGGTGCGCCAGCACGATCTGGAAGTCGTCGGGGTGCAGCCAGGTGTTGCCGGTCGGCGCCATCAGCGCCAGCTTCTCGAACGACCCTTGCGTCGTCGCCGTCATGGTGCCGGTGGTCTGGTCGGAGCCGGCGCCGGAGAGGTCGACGCCGACCAGCGAGAACGTATTCGGCGGGTTGTTGACGCTGGTGATGCGGTGCGCGCCATTGGCCTTAGTATGCAAGGCATCGGCGCCCGAAATGACCACCGTCATGCCGTCGTGGAACTTGCCGATGTCGGCCAGCGCCACCGTGCATTGCGCCGGGTTCGACGGCGGCGGCGTTCCGGTGCCGCTGCCGGCGATATTGGTGACGGCGACCGGCGCCAGTCCCGCCGTCGAGCCGCCATCCCAGCCCCAGACGCCGTCGGCGCCGTTGCAGATGATGGTGTATTCGCGGTCGCCGAGATTGGAGAAGCTCGACCAGTGCCAATCGTTGGAGGTGAAGCCGGAGCGCAGCAGCGTCCCGGTCTGGGCATCGCACAGCGTGTGGTTGGTGGCGGCGAGGAGCCGCTCCGGCTGGCCGTAGTAGGGGATCAGGTGGTCGACCGGCTGGCCGCCGGGGCAAGTGGCGATCTTCTTGTAGCCGGCGCGGACGGAGATGCGGTCGTCGTCGACGTAGAAGTTGGTCAACACGCCGGCGTATTGCGCATCGACGGTGTTGGTGTTGGCTTCCAGCGACAAGCCCTTGGACGGGATCGAGACATGCGAGACCTGCGCCCTGGTCTTCTTGACGATGCTGGGCGCCATTTTGCTAGCATATCGGGACGGCAGGACCCTCACCGGTAGGCGCCCCCGAAGATGGAGGGCAGGTATTTCTGGCCGGCGGCGTCGAGCGCCTTGCCGAACGGCAGGCCATTGGCGCCGCCATTCAAGGAACTCAGGATGCCCGGCTGCTGCATGATCGCCGCCAGTTCATCGCGGCTAGGGCTGGTGGGATTGGTTGGCGACATCATCGGCGGCATCATCGGATCGGGCCTGCCGCGCATGTTGCCGGCGTCGAGCGGCGTTCCACCGGGGCCTGTGGGCGGCGTCTGCGGAATGTCGGGCCGACCTGGGAAGGTCGAAGGCGACCCGTAACCTTGGGTGGGCGTCCCGCCGAGTGTCAGATTGGGGCCGGGGTTCAGCAGGTCCGGCGGCACCCCGGTGAGGGGCGGCATCATCGGCACCATCGGTGGCTGCAAAGGGTCCGGCGTACCGCGAGGATCGTTGCCAATAGGCTCGTAACCGGCTGTCGGGGTGCCGCCGAGGGTCGTATTGGGCCGCGCTGTTGGGATCGCGGACGTGGTGAGCGGGCCGCCGCCACCGCCGCCATGCTTCTTGTGACCGCCGCCACCGCCACCACTGGACTTGGCCGGGGCCGCCTTGGCCGCCGGCTTGCGATAGACGGTGTCGCGAGCGGCGGCGTCGCGGTCGCTCATCGAGGCCGGTCTGCGCCCCTGCGCGTTTTGCGGAATGCCACCGCCGAAGATGCTCTTCAATATGCCTTGGGCCATCGCTCTTCTCCTTTAAATCTGTCTTGAGGGTTCGGCGTCGAGATCGAGCACCCGCTGGTTGGCGCGCACGGCGATCTTGCCCATGCGGACGAGGAAATCGCGCATCTGCTCGCCGAACTCCAAGCCCTTGGCCTGCAGGAAGCGGTACTTGAGGCCGGAGATGGCCAGCCGGCTGTCGAACAGCAGCAGGTCGGTGTCGTCGGTCGGGCGGGCCTTGTAGGTGTGGCCATCCTTGTCGAGCAGCCAGTTGCCGTCGCCAAGCAGGTCCTGGTAGGGCTCCTCCAGCAGCAGTTCGTCGGCGACGGCGGTGAGCAGCGCCGCCATCTGCACGACATCCTCGTCGTTGGAGCCCAGCACCCGCAGGACGTCGGTTTGCGAGATGCCGATCTCGCGCGCGGCGTCGTTGACGGCCTGGGCGACGGAGATCAGCTGCGCCATTTAGCCGGCTCCCCTGACGCTGAGACGCTCGATGAGGGTCTTCTGGCTGGCGATGGTGATCACGGCTTCCTTGACCTGCTCCTCCAGCGCCTCGATGCGCCCGTCGCGGTCGCGCAGCAGTTCTTCGTATTTGGCGGCGCCGGCCTGCAGCTTGACCAGCTTGGCGGCGCGATCGCAAAGCTCCTTGAGGGCGGTCGGCATGTCGGCTTTCTTGGCCTTGGCCAGTTGCTCGACGGTGACGATGTCGCGGTCGACCAGCATCTTGAACTCGGCTTCGCTGACGGCGGGCCACAACGCCAGTGGATAGCCTTCGGAATAGCTGACCTTGCGGGCCGACTGCTCCTTCTGGAACAGTTCGAAGGCCATCGAGTGATAGATGAAATCCTCGTCCTCGGCGACGCGGGTGACGCTGAGGAAGGGAGGCCGATCGAGCCGGATCATGATGTTCTCTTTATAGAGCGGCATCCCGTCGGAGCCGGTGCCGGCGGTTTCCCAGCCGGAATAGAACCTTACCAAAGTGGGCGTGTCGGACATGAGGTCTTCCTTTGGGTTGATGGGGACGGCGTCAGTTTTGAGGAAGAACGCCGCCCCCGCTTCAATGCGGGGTGCCGTCAAGTCCCGGTCGAGAGAATCAGGCCCCGCATCGAAATCAGGTGCCCGTCAGCAGGATTCTCCCCTGCATTGAACGGTTGCTGAGGGTGAGCGCCCCCATGAAGGCGATGTGCTTGGTGATCGCATCCATGTCGACGCTCTGGTCGGGAAGATCGAGCGCCTCGAAATTCCGTCCATCGTAGATTTCGAACTTCATATATTTCGTGTTCAACATATAACCTCCGGCGAGGCCGGTGGCGGCGCCGTCAAAGACCATCGCCGCCGACTTGTACTTGAGGGTCTCGAAACCGAGAGAACCCAAGGCGGCGTCGGCGTAGCGCTGGTTTTCCTGCAGGCCGCCCTCGTAGGTCGAGTAGATTTCGGCGTCGGCCAGCACCAAGTCGGGATGTTCGGTACCGCGGATCAGCTTGATCCACAGGCTGTTGAGGCCGGCCTTGAGGGCCGGGTATTGCAGTCCTGTCGCCCTGGCGATGGAGGCGAACTGGTTCTTCCAGAACACCCACGTCGTCGAGTCGATGCCGCCGACGATGCCAGTGCCGGCGTCGGTGACGAACGCCTTCAGGCCGGCGAAGCTCTTGGCGACGGTACCATCACCGTAAATCGCTTTGGTAATGTTGTTCTTCATGGTGTTTTCGGCGTTGGTCATCTTGCCTTCGAGCAGGTTGAGCACCTGCTCGCGACCCTTGTTCTTGGCCAGGTCGGGACCGCTGAGGGTGATCGAGGCCACCGCGTTGGCCGGCTCGTAGTCGGCTTCCGAGATGGTTTCCTTGACGGCCCTGGAAAGAAGTTCGCTGCCCATGTACCAGGCGAACGTCTCCTCGGCGTAGGTCAGCGGGCAGGCAATCGAACGTCCGCCGTCGACGCTGCGCATCCGGTTGCCTTGGCGCAAAAGCGCGGTCACGGCATTGGAATTGGAGACGTTGTCGGCGAATTGTTTATGGTAGTTAGCCAGCGTAGTAGCGACTAGCTGGTTGACGGTCGGTTCGGCCACTGGAGGCTCCTATTTCTAGAAGCCAACCTCATCAGCTGATGCGTCCAATACGTCGCGCAGACCTCCGTTCCCCGTCCTCGCCGTGGGCTTCGATACCGGGGAGGTGACCCCCCGGAGATTGCCACGGTTCGCAGCCTGGGCCTTGGCGACCGATTGCTGCGACTGCATCCTTGCCCTCTCAGCGGCAAGCGCTGCACCCCGCGTCTTGGGGTTCATGCTGCGCGCGATGTCGTATGCTTCAGCCAGATCGTAGTTGGGATCGGCCTGAAACAACTTAAGCAGATACGGCAGTTGCTCATTGAAATCGGGCCTGACGGGTGCGCCGTCGGGGCCTTTCTCGTCGGCCCACTGGTCGATGTTCCAGCGGGCGACTTTCAAGGTTTCCTGCTCGTACTTCTTCTGCTCGGTGGCTTGGATGTTTTGGATTTGGTTACGCAGGGACTGCATTTCGCTGGCCGTCTTGCCGTAAAGGTTGGCAAAGTGACGGATCGCCGGATCATCGGCCACTCCCGGGGGGAGTTGCGGTTCCGGCGGGCGATTGACGGCAAACAGCCTGGCTGGGTCGAAGCCCATCTGCTCGGCGAGGTCGATCATCAAGGCGGCCCGGTCCTGCACATTCGGGCTGACCGCCCTTTTGTGGAAGGACGCCCACTGCTGGATGGCACCGACGGGGTGCACATTCAGGCTGGCGAGCGACCGCTGGATGTCGGGGTCGTTGAAGATCGGCGCTAACGCGTTGACGGCTTGGACTGCACTGGCGTTGGCCTGAGACTTGCGCGTGTAGTCCGCTTCCATCTCGGAATAGCGCCGCTGAAGCATCTCCTTGACTTCCGGCGGCGACCTATCGAAGACGGCCTTGTCCTGCGCGCTCCAGTGGTCCGGCGCCCGATTGCTCAAAGCTGGATCGGTCGGTACTGGGGTCTCGGCTTTTGGTTCAGGGCTGGGAGCTTCACGCTCTGCTTCACCTGTTTTCGACTCTTTCGGGGCGAAACGTCCACGGTCGTCGCGGGCTCGACCACCGTCGTCGGTGGGCGCCTCGCGCTCCGGGCGGGAGCCTTCGTCGTAAGCTTTCTCGGCGATTTCGCGCAGGGAAGGCGGCGAAGACCCCTCGGCGCTGTCGTCAGCGCCAGAAATCAAGCTGTCTTGGTCCGTCGGATCGGGCATTCTCAGCTTTCCGGGCCTCCTTAGCACGAGTGAACTCGTGATTTGGCCCTACATCCCGCACGTCATAGGCGTTATTTCTGGTCAAATCCAGATCACGCTGCCGATGCGACGAGATCGAAGCCCCATCGATGGGGCTTTCGTAACTTTCGAAGCGCGAGACGTAGGCACCGCCGGCGCGTTTCATTTTCGACTTTTTCGGCACCACCTTGCCGCCGCGGTAGACGTAGACCGTCAAGGGAACTTGGCCCCTCCAGCCACCGAACCGCCGGCGGCGAGATTGGCGATGCACTGCGCCTGCCAGTTGGCGGCGGTCTGCAGTTCCTGGGCGTCGTGGCAATTGGCGAGGTTGGTCACCCCTGGGGTGCCGGTCGGATAGGGGTCCCACGGATTGAGGGTGATGATGGTGGCGACCAGCGGGTCTATGGTGTCTGCCATCGAGCCTTCCTCAGGTGAAGGTGAAGTTGGAGGGGGCGGAGGCGACGCCGTGGTCGGAGACGACCACCTGCACGATGCCGGCTATCGACGCCTTCGGCTTCTGCACGATCTCCAGCTTGGTCGGAGAGATGTACCGGAACGGGATCGTGAAGCCACCGGAGGTGACGGCGGACCATGCCGAAAAACCGGTCCCGGTGATGGTGACAATCAGGTTGGGATCGGTGCCTGCAACAGCGGTGTTGGGAGCCAGCGAGGTGATGACCGGCGCGGCGAGCGGCGTGTAGCCGGTGACCGGATAGGGGTCGGACGGTCCCAATGGGCCGCGACGGCGGCCCGTGTCGACGACGATGGTGGTGCCAAGCGCGGTGGCCTTGGCGGCCTGCGTCGTCGGCGCGTAGGGCGTGGTGGAATTGGCGGTGGCGACAGCGACGTCGTCACCCTGGACGCCACCGACATAGGTCACTGTCGGAACGTAAATCGGCAGTGAGCCCCCTACGGGCGGGCCGGAGGTCGGGAAGCGGCGCCAGCTTTTCGGGGTGATTTCGACGATGTTGGCGTTGGCGTCGGCGGCTTCCTGGATGCGCTTGACGGAAAATGCCTGCAGGGCCATGGCTGGCTTCCTCTCAAGTTGGGGTCGCCGACCTGTAATACCCGGTCTGCAGCCAGAAACGCGAGCCAACTGGGCAAGGGGTGCCGATCGGATAGGGCAGCAGCGCGTCGCCAGCACCGGGATTGACCACGGTCACGGCGACACCGCCGACGGCGGCGCGAAAACCGTCGATGGGGCTCGGCCAGGTGCCGGGAACGATGGCTTGTGGCTCGACGACCTCCTTGGTTTCCCTGGTGTCCCGAGTTTCCTTGGTTTCCTTGGAGGAAAGAGCCATTTTGCGTTCCTTTCAACGGAAAATCAGCCAGAGGACGAACCAAATCGCCGTGGAAAAAGCCGTAGCATAAAAAACGCCCCTCCAGAAGCCGTTGTCAGGTCCGGGCATGGGGCCTGTCTCCATTATCGTCGGGTTTGCCGCCGCTGTCGCCGGGTGTTCCCGGCGGCTTGACACTGTCGATGCCGCCAGGCGGCTTGCCGCCGGTCGGCGGTGGCTCGCCACCACCTCCGGTGGGCGGTGGCTCGGTGATCGGCGGTTCCGGCGTCGGTGGCGTGGTGCCGCCGCCTAGTGGAGGGTTGCCTCCACCCACAGGAGGGTTAGGAGCGCCACCACCACCAGCCCCACCATCGCCACCAGCACTCGCTCCTTCACTGGCGCCTCCGTTCGATGCCTTCGACGCCGACGGTGGACGCCGGCACAGATTGGAGGTGTTGACGCCGCGCTGGCGCAGGAGCCGGCACTGATACTCGTCGAAATCGGTTGGCCCCGTTGTCGTACATGAGACGAGCAATACTACCGGAATGAGCCTTGTGATATAATGCGCGACAGGCCGGTGTTGACGCACCGACCCGCCACTTGACAAGGAACCTGTGTAGGAGGTCCGATGCCCAAATTCATCGATATCACCGGGCAACGTTTTGGTCGATTGATCGCCGTATCCCCGGCTCACCGTGCCAAAAACAAAATCGTTTACTGGCTGTGCCGTTGCGACTGCGGAGGCACGAAGGTGGTCGGCGGAAACAACCTTCGCTGCGGTCAGACGAAATCGTGCGGCTGTCTGCAAATACCCGGCCCCGTGACACATGGGCAAGCAAGGGTTGGGAGTCATACCGGAGCCTATCGAAGCTGGGCGTCGATGTGGAATCGCTGCACCCATCCGTCGCAAAAGGGCTATGACAGATACAAGGATCGCCCCGTTTGCGAACGCTGGCAGTTCTTTGAAAACTTCTATGCTGATATGGGGGATCGGCCTGCTGGCCTGACGCTGGACCGCATCGACAATCACAAAGGCTATTTTCCGGGAAATTGTCGGTGGGCCACCTACTTTGAGCAGCGTCATAACAGAGGCTGATCTCATTTCTTCCCCGCGGCTTCCTCCTTCAGCAGGTTCTCGGCGAGGATTTGGATCAGGAAGTGCTCCTGCTTCCAGGAGCCGTCGCGGGCCAGGGCCTCCAGTTCGGCTTGGGACAGTTCGCGTTGCAAGCGCCACTGGCGCGGGTCGGGATCGGGTGCGCGGAATTTGTACTTCATTTCTTCTCCTTCCTCGGCGGTGGCGGGCAGATGCCCGTCGTGTCAACGCCGGTCTGTTTCAGCACCCGGCACTGGTCCGCCGAGAATTTCGGCGTTTCCGCCCGGCTGGTCGACGCCAGCAGCATCATGACCGCGAGCCAGCATGGAATCGGCGATAAGCTTGAGCGATTGACAATAGCTCTCGACCTCCTCCTCGTTCGGGTCGTGGTCGAGCAGGACATTAACATACCAGCGGTCGGCGCCGGTAAACGAGAAGCCGGAGGAGATGCCCCACAGATCGGGTCCGCCGCGCGCCTTGACGTGGCGCAGCGCGCAGCCGCTCTTCGAATCATGCTCCTCGTAGGTGGACAGGAGGCGGTCGAGCAGCTTCTCGTCGCCAAGCGCGCGGTAGACGACATAGACCGGCACCGCGATAACCGCCAAGAGCGCGATGATCATGACGTTGGACAGGGTCAGCGACGAGACGACCTTGGCCGCGCGTTCGAGCTTGCCGGGTTCAGGTTGCTCGCTCACGGCCTTGTGCCGCGATCAGTGCCTCCAGGAAAACGTCATAGTAGGACGCGATCAACTCGTCCTTGTCGTTGCCGTTGATGATCTGGCGGGCGTTGATCGGATCATCGGTGGTGTCGTTGAAATACATGCCCAACTGCATGTCGGTGTAGAACCCTTCAGCCATGCCGCGAAACGCCAGCCGCGCCGCGATCAAACTGTCCAATGCCACTTCAGGATGACTAACCAGGTCTCGATCATCAATCAATCCCAACATCGCTGAGGCATTCCTGTAGTTTTCTTCCCAAGTTAGCTGAATTAGACCGCGCCCGATATATGGCCAGTACTCTTTTCCCTGCAAATAATCTTGCGATCCATACTCGGTTACTGGCCAACATCTTGTGGCCGTCTCATGATATACTGTGGCAAGGATATAGGCGAGCCAGCGGATATCGGTCATCGGCGTTCCGGTCGCCTGCCATTCCCACAGTCCGAGGATGACGTTCTGGCCGTCGACATTTTGTTGCGTCAAAGCCCCTGAAAATAAGCTGTCCCTCACCTCATCGAAGTAGATGTCGCGGTTGATCATCTCACTTGCCCGAGGGTGGGTAGAGCGGGGTGATAACACCATGCTCATTAAGCTGTGGTGGTAGTGGGTGCCCTGCAGCAGCCGCAGCATTTGCCGTAGCCAACTGTCCCTGAAGCCTTTGCGCCCGGTAGGTGTGGTAGTTGGGCTGGGGATATTCATCCTCCTCGTCCAGTTCGTAACTGAGGAACGACTGCAATTGCTGGATCAGGGTCGGCGGTGGCGGCTGGCTCTGGCCGAAGGCGATGACGGTGCCGGCAAGCAGGATGAAGATGACGACGATCCAATTCATTTCCTAGCACCCCGGCATTGGCTTCTTGGGTGGAAATCCCGCCTTGGCTCCCGGCATCGGCGCCTTCGGGGTGCTGGCGAACGGCGTCTTGGCGGCGGTTTTACCGAACGGTTTCGACGGCGGTTTCTTGACGGCTTTCTTGGGCTTGGTCTTGAACGGCATAATCGTTTCTCCTCTGGGTCATTGCATCGGCATTCCTGGCGGCGGTGGGCCGGCGCCATTCGGCAGCGGCGGCCCGCCCGGCGGGATAGTAAGAGGGGCACCGGGCGGGCCGGCTCCAGCGCCGGGGGGTGGCCCGGGCGGAGGCGGCGGCTGCATGGCCTGCATCTTGGCCAGCGCCTGTATCTGCTCCTGGAAGTCGTCGATCAGTTCGACGACGCCGCGGGAGTTCTTCAGCGGATGCAGCATCATCTTCATCAGTTCGAGCGAGAATTGCGCGACCATCGGCGGCGGCAGGATGCCGGCCTGGAGAAGGCCGGCGGCGCCCTGCATGATGCCCTGCATGGCCATCATCATCTTGCCATTGGCGTCCTGCTCGCCCTGCTCGTCGACGGCGACAGTGGAGTCGGTCTCGACGTCGATGGAGCAGGTCCTCTGGAAGTCGTCCCTGAGGATGGCCTCGACTTCGGGGGTGACCTCCTCGCCGGTCATCCGCGTAAGGGTCGAGGCATCGAAGTTCTTGGCGATGATTTCGGCCTTCATGCGCAGAAGCTCGCGGGCGAAATTGGCGCAGACGCGCTTCTGCTCGGCGAGGCGGTTGGTGCCCATCGTGCCCTTGATGCGCTGCGCGGTGGCGGTCTCGTAGGGGTTGGAATTGCCGCGCATGATGTCGGAGATGCCCATCACCTCGTAGATCGCTTGCTTGATCTGCTCGCGGGCGAGGTAAAGCTCCTTGAGCGCGTTGACCCATTCGATGATCGGCACCAGCCAGATGTGATTGGCGAGGCCGCCATTGATGAGGTCGACGCCGGCGACAGGCAGCATCTTGCCGTCCTCGGCGGTCAGGATGGCGGCGATATCGCGGTTTGAGGCGTTGTAACCGCCCCTGACCTTGATCTTGTCGGTGAGGCGCGAAATCTGCCGGGAGGTCTCGTCGAGGTCGGCGGCGAGGTGGCGGTAGAGGTCGTAGTAAGGCCGCGGCAGCATCGAGTCGGTGGTGGTGACCGCCAGCAGCGGCTTGGGGACGGGGAAGAAGTTGGAAAGGCCGAGGCTGTCGGGGTCGACGCGCAGCACGAGGCCGTCGACCTCGCGGATGAACCAGATGACGTTGGTCTTGGTGCGGTTCCAAATTTCCCAGACCATCGCCTTCTTGATGACGTCGCCGAGCTTGTTGGCGGTCTTCATCGGGCTGCCGCCGCCGACCACCGACTTGGCGGCGGACTCGTCGGTCCATTTCAGCACGTCCTGCAGTTTGTTGGCGGCCTTGAGGGTCTGCAGCTGCTGGCTGTCCTCGAACTCGGCCAACAGCGATTTCTCGTCGAACAGGTGGCGGAAGGCGACCCACGAACCGTCGGTGAACTGGCGGACGGGATCGTAGAGGATGTCCTCCCAGTAGACGTATTCGTCGCTGACGGTCTCCCAGATTTTGACGTCCTCGGTCAGCGGAGCCTCGCCCGGCGCGGGAGGAGGGCTGCCGGGGAGGCTCAGGTTCCCGCCCATGACGGGGTCGGCAACGGGCTGGCTCTGCAGTTGCGGATACCAGCGGACGCGGCAGGTGCCGCGGCCTGGCAGCAGCATGTCCTTGACGGCGGCCTTGATCGCCTCGTGGCTGGTGGTGTCGTCGACGACGATGCCGAGCGCCTTCTCCATGACGGCGGCGGCGGTTTCGACGTCCTTCTGGTCCGGCATCCCCGGCGGCGGCGGCGCCGGCATCATCGCCGGCATCGCCGGGGGTTGCGGTTCCTCGGGGGGCGGAGGGGTTGGCGGTGGCGGCGGTTGCTGGACGGGCGGCTGCGGCGGGTGCAGGCCCTGGATGTTGATGTCGACGCCAAGATTGGGGCTGGGCGGGGTCGGCGGCAGTGGCGCCGGTGGCGGTGCCTGAGGGGCCGCCGCCGGCGGTCCACCCGGCATCCCCGGCCCTGGCGGCGGTGCCATCGCCGGCGGGGCCGGAGGCAGAGGCGGGGGTTGCGGAACCGGGGTGGTCTTCTTGATGAAACGGGAGCGGACGACGGGGTCCGGCGGGTTGGCGTAGATGTTGGGCAGCATCACTTCGGTGTTGGAGAAAAGGATGTTGAAGACGATGTCGTTGACGTTGCGCTTCTTGTTGAGCGCGGTGTAGCTGCCGTCGTTGCGGTAGATGCGGATGATCTCACGCCCGCGCTGGCGCCAGTCCTGCTCGGCGCGCTCGGCGTCGGCGAGGCAGCGCTCCCAGTATTGCGCGTCGACCTCGTCGGTGGGGTCGGTTGGGGGTTCCTCGGGGTTGACCGGCGGCGTGTCGGCCTTGCCGGCCTCGGCGCTAATGGTGCCGGCGACCTTGGGGGTGTCGTCGAAAAATTTCGTGGCCATGCTCAGAGGTCCAGTTCGTCGAGCTTGAAGGCGTTGCGGATGAGGAAGGGGTTCTTGTCCTCGTGCTCGGTGACGAAGCCGGTCGAGCGAAAAGGTCTGCTCATGCAGGCGTAACGGACTTCATCCACGGCGTGGTCCTCCGAGTCGGTATCGAGGTCCTCGGGGTTGTGCTCCGAGTGCTGCATCATCGGCAGGGTGCGGATGGTATCACGACAGGTATCGAAGAAGTAAATCATCGGGCGTCCGTCGGCGTCGCCCCGCAGCCGAGCGCGGACCTGGTCCCAGCCGCCCATGCGCTTATCGCGGCTGACGCGGGCGTTGTCGGCGCGGCGGAAGAAGGCGCCGGCCCTGCCGAGGGTCTCGCCGATGGAAGGGCCGGAGATGACGGCGAAGGCCGCCGGGTCCAGCACCCCGTAGGCGATATCCTCGCGATTGTCGCGCGCCACGATGCCGGCGCCCACCATTTCGGCGGGAAGGCGGAGGCCCTCGTTGGCGGCGGCGGCGCCATACCACTCGCGGTAGCGGACAATCGCACCGCGAGGCAGGATTGTTTGCCGGCTAAGTATGGGGAAATCATCCTGCACGTGAGCCCACCAGCCGACAGAGAAAGGCTTCGCGCTGCCCCAGTCCATGGAACGGAAACGGACCCAGTCGGCAGGGATACGGAAGGCTTCGAGCACGTGCTTTTTGCGGTCGAACTCCGGGAAAAAAGCCCCCTCGATGACATCCCAATCGCCCTCCAGCCAGGCGCGGACGAGGGCCTCGGAGCCACTGGCGCGCAGCCTGTTGATATAGCCGGGGTCGTTCTTGAGCAAGGCGGGGTTGTCGGTGACCTTGGCCGGGATGAAGACGCGGGTGAGGCCGGTGCGGGGATCGGTGGTGGGGCGCATCGGGCCGAGGTCGATGGCCCACTGCTTGACCCAGTGGTGGCCGGGGCCGCCGGGGTTGCAGGTGGCGCGGAACTGGCACTTGATACCCGGCACGGCGCTGCGCAGGGTGGCGAACAGCTTGAAGATCGCCTTGGAGTCGGCGTACTGCGTCAGTTCCTCGACGTAGACGCGGGTCAGGGACCAGCCCTGGTAGTTCTGGGCGTCGGAGTCGGATTCGAGGTAGGCCATGTTGAGCATGGCGCCACCCTGGAAGCGGAAGAACTTCTTCTGGTCGTTCCATTGCGCCGCCGAGCCGTACATCTGCTGGGCGGTCTCGATGGTGTCCTTCAAATCCTCGCGGGTCTTGCGCACCATCAGGCCGCGGGCGTGGGGGCCGTGACGCTCGGCGTGGAGCCAGAACTCGCCCAGCGTCGCGTAACTCTTCCCGCCGCCACGGGCGCCGCCATAGATGACGGCGTCGAAGGGCGCCTTGAGAAAGGCGACCTGCGGCCCAGGCTGCGGCTTGAAGCCGATGACGACGGTCTGGGGTTTGTTAGCCAGCTAACCAATCCTCGAATAGCTGTACGCCCTGCGGACGTCGCGGTTGAAGTAGGTGCCTTTCGACGTGGTGTCGCTCGATACGGCCTGGAACACGGCGGGAGGGACACCGTAGTATTCGTACACGGTGCCGTCGGTAAAGGTTATGGTCAGCGTCCGGCTGAAGTCGTCGTAGTCGCTCTGGGCTATGGCTGTCGACATTCTGGTGGCCTTACGATGGACTTTAGAACAAAACGGGAACGCGTCGCTGTTGTATCCGTGTAAATTTTGTGGAGGCCCCACAACCCAGGGGTGTACCCACTTTCCGGTTCAGACCCGCCACCCCAACTATACTACAACACTACTACGACTATACCATCTATACTCTCACACTATACTCACACTATACTGGCGCTATACTGTATAGGCCTGGCCCTCGTCGTCGCCCTCGACCTCTGCATCTTTCTGGTGTATCTCAACTATAGTTTCGGGTTGCGCAGGTATAGCTGCAGTAGAGTTGTGCTCTATTACTGTAACGCCGAAGTCAGACAGCCAAGCCTCTGCTGTCATCTCATCGGGGCTGTCGGGATTGTTAGCCGGCTTACGAACCAGCACGTCGGCCTGGACGCGGTCGACGATGAGGCCATGCAGTTTGGCTATCCCCATGTAGCAAGCCTGGGCAGCTGAACCCTGCCCAAGTGCCCGGCTTTCAACGGCTGTAGCCAATAATTCGCCTGTCAAAAACGCCGCTGATATGGGGCTGGCCGCATGTCGCGCGGCCAGAAGCTCGCTCTTCCGCTGCTGAACCTTAGCCTTGCTTAACAGTCTTGAACCGGAAACCTCGCAGACGGCTTTGGATTTGTCCTGACCATAGACATGGGCATAGGCACGGCTCGCCGGCTGGCCATCAAGGACGAGCAGCAAAAACTGTTCCTGCTTAACCGGAATGCGCGTGAACATGCCCGCACAATGCCACGCCAGCCCCGTACAGCGCAACCAACGCGAAAAGGGCCCCGGAAGCTCCGGAGCCCTTGAACCCTCTGTACGGCCTCGCCTGTGGCGTTACGGCCTATGCAATGCAGGCAGCATGGTAAGCCGAGACGGCATCGGCAGTCGCCAACGACCGGTTGGCGCGATTGCCAGCGACGAACTCACACCACGAATTCCAGAAATAGCGCGAACCGCCTTCCCGGGCGCAGACCGCCACGTACTTGGCGATTTTCGCCAGCTTGGTTTCATGCTTGACCGACTTGGCCAGCTTGAACGTCGCTTCACCAAGGCCAAGCCGCTTCAGATTGTGCGTATCGAGACAGGCAACTTCGAGACCGCAAATCTGTGCGACAAAGCTCGCCTTGACGATACCCAAGCCCGGAACGTTGGAAAGGATATCGACGGCGCCAACGACGTCATTGACCTGCACGGCCTTGACCACGGCGGCGTGTAACACGTCGGCATGAGCGACGGCATACTCGTAACCGCCACGCTTGCTGCCAAAAAGATATTTGCTGCCAGCGCCGTTGGCGCGGATGTCGCGCATCTGATTGGCGACCGACTGCAAGGGTTGCTGGATGGTTGCCAGCACGAATGCAATCACGTCGGTGAGGCCGGCGGGGGAAGCCAGCGCGTGGTCACGCATCAGGGGCATATCGCGGTCGTACATTTGTCGTTACTCCTTTAGAAGCGCACCAATGCGCCAGAACCCTCTATCTAGACGATAAAAGGCTCCACTGCAAGTCTTCAACGCAAATTATTTTTAGTCCCACAATCCCAGCAGGCCCATGATCACGATGCCGACCATGGGAATGAGGGTGAACAAGGCGCCAAGCACCCCGAGTTCCAAAAACAGCGTCACGGTTTCACATGCCCCAATTGGCCATCCTTCCAGACATGGGTAACGGGTTCGTCGGTCTCGACCGCACGGGTATCAGTGACCGCTGTCCAGCGGAACATGAGGTCTTCGACATAGTCGAGCGCCTCGGCCCGACTGGCGAAGACCAGCGCGTTTCCGCTCCACCTGTCGCCATTGCCGGCGGTCTGGACTTCCGGTTTGAAAGACATCAATCCAGCCTCGCCATCTCGAAGGCGCCGCCGCGCTGCATGACGCAGACGTAGCCGTAACGGTAGACAAACAACATTTCATCGTTCATCCCGGCCCACGCAATCGGCTTCAGCACGGGATCGCCGGGATAACGGGCGACACCGTTTTTCGAATTGACCTTCCAGCCTTTTTGCGGGCGCCATCCACCGCCATGAGCGTAGCGCTCATTGGCCTGCATGGCGGCTGGACGGGGATCGCTATCGGTGAAAATCATCGGCAGCAGGCCGATATCCTCCTCGCCATGCGGCGCAACGACGGTCCAGATCATGCCCCGCCTCCGATGATATCGCCGACACTTTCCACGACGATACGGCTGACCGCCGCCGCCTCACTGCCGGCGAAACGATACCAGCCGCGCAAGTGCGAACCCGGCAGCAAGCCGAAGAGGTCGACATGGCCGGCGCAGGTGATGCGGTAGCGCATTCCACGGCTGGCGGCGTAATGCCGGATGATGGCGCGGTTCACGGCGCCACCTCGGCAGTGATCCGCATCGCCCACTGCATTTCGTCATTGGCCACGAATGTCTCGCCGTCGTGGTCGGCATCCGCGCGGCTGTCCATCCAGTCGCGGATGTCGAGCAACATATCCTCCAACGTCGCCAGACGGTCCTGCAGGCGGGCGCGCTCATTGTCGAGCTCGTCGACCTGTTCGAGCGCCTTGTCACGTTCGGCACGGGCGTCGACGATGTCGGCCTTCAGATCGTAAAGCCGGTCTTCGAGCTCGTCGATGCGGTCGCGGACCGCGTATCCAGGTACACCGTAAGTCATTTTGCCGTTACTCCTTTGAAGTTTGGTTTTGATGTCTTCCCCATATAGTCCACTCAATTCTTCAACGCAAGGGCGCCCCCCACCTTTTTTCGAAAAACCCCGGAAAAACCCCGACAAAACCGGCAGAACCCTTATTTTCCAAGGGTTGTGTATAGTTGTGTATAGTTTCCGTAAACTCTCCTATGGATGCACTCATGTCTTCAATCTCCTCGCGCGTAGGACAAGTTTAGGAAAACTATACACAACTGTACACAACCCAATGATATCAAGGGCTTAGCGGACTGCCGAAAACGTCGAACCCTACACCCGAAGTCCCTCTGATTTTGATGTCTTGATACACATTTCCGCTGTTGATCCGCTTCCTTACGAAGCCCCTTCGGTCCACCAATTCCTTGCCAAACACCGTTACGCTGTCGAAAAGCTCG